GTTCAAGCAGTGCGGGGTCTTTTTGTCCAGCGCACACGGCCTAACAAGATGGAAATACATTGTTAGATTCAAAGAGTTCAACTAACTCTTCCAAGGTTTTCACGTTTTCAATGTAAAATTCACCTGGTTTGTTATCTATAATCACATCAACAACTATTTCTTCTCTTTTCAAAACCTTCACGTGTTTTCCACTGTGGTCATAATCATAATAAAACTCTTTAAATTTATATTTTTTATTCTTCAACCACTCAATCATTCTTTGTTTCTCTGTCTTTTCATTTCCCATTCATTCTTCTCCATTCTGGAATCGATTCCATAATTGTATCAAGGATATCCTGTGGGGATTCCCCTGTATGGTTTGATAGCCCTTCCACCAAACGAAGAAGGGCGCTTGTTTGTGGGAGACTTACTTCATTCTCCCAATTCAATAGAGTCTGGAAATATACTCCAGACTTCTTGTGGCAAGTCCCATTACTGTTACTTGTTATCTTCAGATATCTTCTGGTCTTGCGAACCCATTCTCCGAAGGTCTTCTCTGGTTTCAATATCATTCTGTACCTCTACTTGATATTGTTTAAAAGTTAAATCGTTTCCCTTTCTTCTTCAATGCTTCCTTGGCATCTTCAAAGAGTTGTTTATCCGCTGTTTCCGTTGTCCTACCCTTAGACAGAAACGAATACATTCGAGCGCGCGCCCATTGATCTTGTGTAGCTCCTGGGCGATGACCTATGGCCCAAGCGGCCAGCCCCTTCTGATATACTTCTTCTATGATCGACTTGGGTATATCCGTAACACGCGAAACCGCTTTAATAAAGCGTTCTCTTGTGGATCCTTTTCCTTTGGTGGTTTCCTCTTGGATAACTTTGCGAAGTCCGCTATCCTTGATCCTCTTGGTGTATTGACTTTCTCTGGTCTTGGCTCTAGCATCACCTGGTAACGGTTCAAAGCTTTCCTTTCCCTTCAGTCTCTTCCTGATCTCGGCTCTTCTTCTGTCCTTGGTTGATTCCCCAAGGCCCTTAGTATATTTCTTTGGAACTTTAGCGGCCATATCTTCTTCTTGTCTTCTTTGGAGCTTTCTTCTTGGCTGGCTTCTTGGCTGGCTTCTTATACATCATCTTTCCTTCAGTCTTAGCTTCTTGAAGTAGTCTCTTCTTCTCTTGTCGCGTTCTTTCCTGATTTGGTCTGGAGTCTTTGGAAGGTTCAGTTCTCCATCCCTCCACATCCGAAAAGCAATAGCGGCCGCCTGATCTTGTGGATATCCTTCACGCATAAGCTTAACGATCTTTCGTGAAATAGCGTAGTCTTCAAGTGGTGTTCTTCTGGCCATATCCTTCCCTGAGAAAACGCAAAGGAGGAAGAAAGAATCCTCCTCCAAAACGTACTATTCCCCACTCGTATTGTATCGTGATATAATCAGAATATCAACTACTTAGGAGAAAAGATGAGAATAAAAGTTCCAAGAGAAATCCAGCTACTCGCCAAGCGAGCGATCGAATATAATAACTCCAGACCAAGAAGTCAGCGCGCGGCCTATAAGGATGAAGATGGAAAGCGTGTTCCGGGAACTGGAATGAGAACGGCCAGAAGACTGGCAAGTGGAGAAGTGGATAAGGCCCAGCTGGAACTGATGAACGCGTGGTTTGCTCGACACGGGGAATCAGAGAAAGAAGCCAAGGCCAGACAAGACAAGACATCCAAAGCGGCTATTGCTTGGGCTTTGTGGGGAGGAACACCAGCGCGGCGATGGGTGAAGCGAGAACTGAAGAAAATAGAAAAGGACCAATGACAGAAAGGAATCATTGGCCCAGGTCTTTGAAATAATAGAATTGCAGAATATTATTTACAAGGAGGATTGTGTATAATCGAACACCTAGTGTTCTATTATCATATCCCAGAGCTTCATGCAATCCATTGTATCTTTTAGTGCAGAATGAGCGCCATCTTTCTCCCAGTTCAAGAAGTCACGAACGGAATCCAGTGATAGATATTGAAGTCCACTAGGTCTTAGATGTTCATAGGCTAACACCATACAATCAAGCGCGCGGATTCTCCAGCTCAGTTCCAGCCCATATTCAGCCAGTGCGGACTTGATAAACCCTATATCAAAATATGGATTGTAACCCACCACCAGCCCATATTCTAAGCGCTTTGCTATCTCCAAGATAGCATCTTCCATCTTCATCGCATCACACCAGTCCTTTTCATTGTAGCCATTCACCTCCAGCGCTTTGGGACTGGCCGTTCTGATTCTTTGGGGTTTGATCTTGGTGTGGAAGATTTCCTCCTTTCCATTTGAAAACCTGGTTATCATCGCGATCTCTATAATCTCGTGACCTTGTCTTGGATCCAATCCTGTGGTTTCAGTATCTAAGAATATTAATGGCATAGTTTCACCTCTTTTCAGTCAGTGTTCTGTCTGGTCTAACATAGCCCTATTTACAGTATTCTGTCTTTGTTCTGGTCAGTTACTGACCTTTGTCACCAAATGTAACCAAAACCGTGACAGATAATGACAGATAATGACAGATAAATGACAGATAAATGACAGATACCCTATTGGCACTTTAGCCCCTATATATCGACACAATAGAGAATATATACTATATAATGACAGATAAAAAACTTAAAAGAAATAAATTATTTTTTATAATTTATTATATAGAAAAACAAAAAATCATCTGTCATCTGTCACAAAACACAAAAAAACCCCCACACAGTGGAGGTTATAGCATTTTGGGCATCTGTCATTTATCTGTCACCATCTGTCACCGGTTAGAATAACCTGAGTTGCTTCTGGTGTTCTTTCAGTCTAGCCTTGGCGGCCTTGAAATAATCTTCATCCAGTTCATAACCCACCAGATCGAATCCGAGGTTATGACAAGCAATCGCAATCGAACCAGAACCTAAGTGTGTATCAAGAATCCGATCGCCGGGCTTGGCATACTTATCGAGTAGCCAAGTATATAGGGCGACTGGTTTCTGGGTTGGGTGGATTGTTCCTTCCTTTGCTAGTGCTGACCTATTTTTATTGAAGATTCTCAAGGCTCTTTCAAAACTAGAAAAAGCCAGTTCTCCATCTGACATAGATAGATCATATTGGCCCTTATCCCATACAATCCAGCCCATTGATCTTGGAATATATTGTGTAAAGTAGTTAGCTCCCCATATCACTTGATTTTTAGATACCCTGAATAGTTCATTAAAATAATCTTCATTTGGAGTACAAGAATCCCATTTTTTATCTTGGAAATATTTTCTATTATGTTTTGGGTTTTTACAAATTGTTTTTGTTTGGCCCGATCTGTTTATCCCATAAGGTGGGTCAACAATCGCAAGATCGAATTCATTATCTTTCATCTTCTTCATCGCTTCCAAACAATCACCATTATATAACTGAATCATTATCTTTCCCCCCTTGCCCAGTATCTTCCATTGGCTGTTCTCTTCAACATAAAACCATTGTCACGACATATCTGGGCGATTCGCCGGCTGTTTCCAGTGTGTCTTTGGGAGACTGGAAGTTCTATGTATGACATAATCTCTTCAGTAGTCGCGCCAAGCTCGCCACGTTCCATTTTTCTATTAATACATTCAGCCACACCCCAGGCCCAAGGGTCATCCACCAAGAACGATTCTTGATAGGTTCTCAGCATATCTTCTTCATGTGGTAGAAGGTGCCATTCTTTCCCGTTCTTATAATGATATACCGCTTCAGCCCACAGCTGATCTTTGTTCTCCACAATCCAGTTCAGATCCACCTTGGATGTAATCTTGAAGATCCAGAACCGGCGCTCCCAGCCATCATCAAGGATCTGATAATCATTCGAGGTTCCAAAGAAACAGATTCTTCTTGGCTTATACACCAGATCCCGATCATACACAATCCGGTATCGGTCCTTTTCAGTGGTCAGGAATGATTTGATCTTATTCGCGTGTTTCCCGTGGAAATCAGCCAGTTCAGCCATTTCCTGGAGCCATACCCCTGTCTGGTGTATATGCTCCAGACAAGACTTGTCTCCTATCTTCAAGGGCGTTCTGTCGAACCATTCCGGCCTTGGTGATACCAGCTTGATACACATAGACTTACCTACACCCTTATCACCAATAAAGATCGGCATAGCGTGCATCTCACAACCGGGTTCATAGATCCGAGCCACGGGACCAATGAACATTTTCAACGACATCACCCGGATAAGTTCTTCATTGTCTGGAGTAGTTTCCGCTTTCAATATATCCCTTGCATAGGTCTCCAATCTTGGAACCCCATCCCATTCCAGCCCTTCCAGATAATCGCGGATTGGATGGATCTGATGATGATAGGCAACACGGAACAGCGCCGATCGTAACATCGTATCATTGACTTCAAGTCTATATCTTTGTTCAAGATCCAGCGCTATATCTTCCCACCCAGACTTGTCCAGTTCTTTCCCGTTCCAGAGAAGAGCTGTTGAATGGTCGTGGTATTTCACATCTTTATAATCTGGATCGTTCTCAAATATAAAAGCCAAGTTCTTCCGGTTGGATCTTGGTCGTACTACGTTCTTCAGTGTTCGCTGGTCTTCCTTATAGACCGCTCTGGGCTTGTCCAGCATTTCCCACACTTGGGGATCGGCTCCGATCGGCTTGGGATCTTCTCTCAGTGTGATCACGTGGCCAAGTTCTTTCCCCAGCTCCATCATTTTCTCAATCTTTTCTTCTTCTGTCATAGTAGCGCCCCCCATTGTTCAGCCATTGCCACAGCTATTCCTTTGAACGTTTTACTTGATTCTTTCTGTGATATATTTTTAAATCTTGCTTTCTGTCCTCTCTTTTTTCCTCCCGTATTGCTTGGAAGATAAGGGGTGTAGCTGTTCAAAACATTGGTATATTTAAGATCAGGAAGATTCTTCAGCCATAATCGTGTCGCTTTAGAATAGGGATGTCCAAATTGATAGGGCTGAACTTGTTGAGTGTAATCAGGAAGTAAACCCCTTAATGATATTGGGTTCTCCAGTGCAATATACCGAATTGGAGCTCTCCACAAGTGGAGAAAAAAACTAATAGCTTCTTCTCTTTTTTTCTTTCTTATTGGATCTATACCGTTCTTTTTTACACCATCATTATATACCCAGCGAGCTCCTGCATTACTCAAATATGTACAAGGAGGATGGGCTATCATCATTTTATATTTTCCAGAATAGGCTTCTTTTATGGCATCGCCTTTTATATGCCATTCTGGAAACCCCCCAGAAGGATCTTGTATATCACAGGAAAACGCTTCAAAACCTAGATCGCGGAAAGCCTTGCAAACTGTTTGTGATTCTTCACAAGCTATTAAAATCATCTTTCCCCCCTATAATCTTGCGATGGAATCCAGCGCGTGATTGTTTCACCAGAGAAGCCCTTCTCCCACACGAACCACGCATAATCCAGAGCATTGGAACCACCATCATCATCATTATTCTTCCAGATCTTTATCCTGGATGAATGAACATAGATGAACTTCGGTGGAAGCTCCTGGAACAAGAAGAACCGCTTCTTAGATGCTAAGAACTGAACCTTGAAGAGCATTATCACCCATTTCCCCTTCGACACCATATCAAGCGACTTCCGCACGAAATCTATATCTTGATTCCCCTTGTATGGAGGATTCGTGATGACATCCCCATCCCAGCGCATTCTATCAGTCTGTTCCAAGAAATCATACACTTCACCATAACCCCGATCTATCTTGTCAGTGGCCAGAACCAAGAATCCCCGTTCTCGTAGAACTTGCGCCAGGTTTCCTTCTCCACATGCTGGTTCCCATACCTTTCTACTCAGTATCTCACCATCACGATCACCGAAGGCCCATAGGAAATCTTTGAACGCTTGGGGATCTGTAGCATAATAATCATTATGTTCTCTCTCTTCTTTTGTGTGGTTGGAAGCTCCCACAATCTTCATAGTCCGTTCCATTATTCTTCCCCCACAATCTTCAAGGTTGGCTTTCCATAAACTTCTCTCTTGATGTTCGCGGCGTGTTCTTTCCAGTCTCTTCCATCGATTTCAGATAGACCTTCAGCTAATATCTTGATTGTGTCCAATCGTGGTTTGTGTTTTCCAGCGAACAATCTCACCAATCCACTTCTGTCCAGTCTGGTCATCTGTGAGAATGCTCTTTGTGAAATACAATATTCGTTTAATATTCTGCTAACGTAGTTCATATTTTCCTCATTTTTTCATTATTTTATTCATATTTTATTGAGTTTTTACAGTAGGTCTTTCAGTTTTCCCCACCACTGACAAGAGTTCCGGTGGTTGCACTGTGGCCATCTGACCACATTTGGCATAGCCAGATCGATGGAGAAATAAACCGAGTTATCACCACATTGTGGACATCTGATATAACGGGCATTATTACCCACAATCCGCGCGCCGGCTTGGCTCGCTATTCTTTCACGAAAAGCGCTATCCAGTTCCAGCGATTCCAGCGTAACCGGTCCACGGTTCTTTGGGGAATACTTCTGGGGGGTTGCCTGGGGGGCTTCTTGGGGGATGGATTTCCAATCGAGTTCCAGAAGATCACCTTGGAGACTTTCAGCGGTTTGGAAATAGTTCCGTGGATGTTTTGGGTCTTCTTCTTGGAGATCCGGATCGGGAAGAGCATATCGAAAATAGATTCTTGCTCGGTCCTTCAATGCTTTGGGATCTGGTTCTCCTCTTCCCACTACTCTTTCCCACAGCTGGAAACCCCACTTGGAAGCGCGATCCCATTCCGTGGCTGGAACTAGCTCCTTCAATGGTAGGATGATTCTGTATTTGTGGTAGTGTGGCTTATGTGAGTAGCTGGTGTGGGCTATCACCACCCAATCAGTGAACAGTCGCCACGTGTCGAAAGGTGTAACACCATCATCCAGATCATAGACAAGGCAAGATATAAACTGTGCGTTCTTCCCGTTTCTGGTTCCATCGAATAGCGTAGGGGACCAGAGTGGAAGTTCGTTTTTTGATACCACATTCTTCCCCGTGTCAGCAAGTAGCCCCTTGGCTATTGTCTGAAGATCTCCGGTGAATATGGTTGGTTTGTTTGCCTTGATATTGGGGAATAGGCTTATCTTCATTATTTGTCACTCCTCTTGTGTATATAGTTGGAATATGGTGTGGGGTTCTTCATTCTTCCCACAATAATAATCTTCCGCTTGAATGGAAACCACTTGGGCATCATCTTCCCAGATTTCCCACTTGGTGAGAATATCCAGAACCATTTTGACCATATTGTCGAGATCTGGCCGTGTAGGTTTCCATATTCTGGAATCTGGATCGGTCTTCTTCTGGAGTCTTTGGGGGCGCTTGGATATGAACGTAATCTGGATTCTAACCGGTCCAGACAGCTGAAAAGGAGCTTCCCCCAGTTCTTCCACGTGTTTATTCTGATACTCTCTGGTGGCTGGTGGTGTGTATATCCTTCCGGTTCTGGTTCCTCTTGGCCTTCCCATCGGTTTTGGCTGGCCAAGAAGTATCCCTTGGTGTTCAAGTTTCCACATTTTATCTTTCCCTGTTTATTGTTTCGACCCATTCCAAGAAGGCCTTTTCACCTTGTTCTTTTGTATAGAGAACTTGGGATAAGCGCCACAAGAAGTGAACCGCTGGATAGTTCTCCCCAGATACCCACTTCTGAACAGCACTGGCCGAGGTTCCGAGCTCATAACCCAGAACTCTATAGCTTAGATTGGATAGCTTCACAGCCGTTTCCAAGCGCTTACAGAATGGAACATAACCCAAGATAGCATATTTCTCCCTGATATATCGTTCCGCTTGTTCTTCTGTGGTGAATGTATTGGATAGGATTTGTCCATCATCTTGGGGAACCATCCCCTGATAGAGTGTGATATCCCCACGAAACCATTCAGAGATCGTTCCAATCTCCAGATTTCCCTCGAATACTGATATCATTTCAACACCTCCTTCTTGGCTTCTTGCCATACTCCAAGAAACTTGGGGTTCTGTGGATTCCAAGAATCGGCCCATTCTCTGGTCTGGGATCTTCCGTTCTTCTTTACTGATCGAATGAGTGATCTTATTGCTAAGCGCTTGAATAGTCTTTGGTCTTTGGTCATTGTGTCTTCTCCTTATTGACAGTTTATTCCAAGTAATGTGCAGACAAGAAGCCCGACACGGATGGCAATGTGCATAGATAATAATAGGCTGATTGTGATAATAGCCATTGATAGAAAGTCTTTCATTTTGTACCTCATTTGTAAATATAAATCTATAGTGTTGATTTATATGTACGGTTATAATGGTTTTCCTGTTGTATTGTCAACACATTTTATTAAAAAAATGCTATACTTGCCCC